CTTTTAGTGAGTGGACTAAATAAGTCATAAATAATAAGAGAACTTATATTAGGAATAGATGGCAGCTGTATATGTTTCTAATCTTGTAATTAATGCAGGAGCCAATTTTAATCAACAATTTGATTTGGTGGAAACCGATGATTCTGGACCAAAAGTGTTATCAGGGTATTCGATATCTGCTCAAGTCAGAAAACATGCTTCTAGTAATACAAAAACAGATTTTACTGCATCTATAACAGATGGAGCAAAAGGTCAAATCCAAATTTCATTAACTCCAGTTCAAACCAATGCTTTGAAGACTGGTAGATATGTCTATGATATTCTACTTACTGAAGATGCTACTGGTATAAAAACTAGAGTAGTTGAAGGATCTGTTCTTGTTAGAGAGGGAGTTACAAGATAATGGCTAACATTAAAGTAAGAATTGGTCAATCTGATGCTATAAAGGTACTTGCTACAAGTAATAGTACTACTGGTATAGCACAAACATCCGTTAATTCTACAAATGTTATTGGTGGAATTGCTTCAGTAACTTCATTAGATGTTTCTGGATCATCAACACTTGATGGGAATTTAAATGTTGGTGGAAATGTTATTGGAGATAGTGCTACTAATATTAGTGGTATTAATTCAGTAACTGCTACTTCTTTTTATGGAAGTGCTAGTGGATTGACTGGTATTACAGCAGATACGATTGGAACTCTTGTAAATTTAAATGTTAGTGGTATTTCTACATTAGGAAATCTTAAAATTTCTTCTGGAATAATAACAGCAACATCTGGTGTTGTTACATATTATGGTGATATAGCACAAATAGATGGGGGTTCATTCTGATGGCAAAACCAACAACAAGACAAGAATTAGTAGATTATTGTTTAAGAAAATTAGGTGCTCCTGTATTAGAGATTAATGTTGATGATGATCAAATAGATGATTTAGTTGATGATGCCTTACAATTATTCAATGAACGTCATTTTGATGGTGTTGAAAGAATGTATCTGAAATATAGAATAACTCAAGATGATATTGATAGAGGAACTGCTTATAATAAACCTGGTAGTGATAATACAGTAGGTATAGTAACATCAACTGCCAATTCTACTAATGTTAGTGGAATGGGAACAATAACTTCGAATTGGTATGAAACATCCAATTTTATACAAGTTCCAGATTCAATTATTGGTGTAGAGAAAATATTTAAATTTGATACCAGTTCAATATCTGGTAGTATGTTTAGTATAAAATATCAATTATTTTTGAATGATTTATATAATTTTAATTCAATTGATTTATTACAATATTCAATGGTAAAAACATATCTTGAAGATATTGATATGTTATTAACAACTGATAAACAGATTAGATATAATAAGAGACAAGATAGATTGTATATGGATATTGATTGGAATGCTCAATCAGTTGGAAGTTATTTTGTAATGGATTGTTGGAGAATTTTAGATCCAAATACTTTTACTGGAGTTTATAATGATAGTTTCTTGAAATTATATTTAACAGCATTAATAAAGAGACAATGGGGTCAAAATTTAAGTAAATTTAAAGGAGTTAAATTGCCTGGTGGTATTGAGTTTAATGCTAGAGAAATATATGATGACGCAGAAAGAGAAATAGAATCTATTAGAGAGAGATTAAATAATGAATATGAATTACCACCACTTGATATGATAGGATAATGGCATTAAATCCCTTTTTTCTTCAAGGTTCACAAAGTGAACAAAGATTAGTTCAAGATTTAATAAATGAACAATTGTCCATTTATGGAATTGATGTAATTTATTTACCTAGAAGAATTGTCAAAAAAGATAGTCTATTTACAGAATTAGAATCATCCAAATTTACAGATAATTTTACTATAGAAGCTTATGTGAATACTTTTGAGGGGTATAGTGGTGCTGGTGATATAATGACTAAATTTGGTATGAGTTTAAAGGATGAATTAGTTGTAACAATATCAAAAGAAAGATTTGAAGATTTCATATCACCATTTCTAGAAGGTTTACCAGATAGTGAAGTAGAGGTTACAAGTAGACCTCGTGAAGGTGATATAATTTATTTCCCCTTGGGTAAAAGACTTTTTGAAATTAAATTTGTAGAACACGAAAATCCTTTCTATCAGTTAGGAAAAAATTATGTTTATGAATTAAAATGTGAACTATTCGAACTTGAAGATGAAATGGGTGGATGGGATCAAGTTAGTACAACTACTGAAGAAATTGATTCTGTATTGGTTGATCAAGGATATATTACATCTTTAAAATTAATTTCTATTGGATCAACAGCAACATTAGATGTAAGTACTACTACAGGATCAGGATATGTTAGAAATATTATTCTCAACAATGATGGATATGATTATACTAAAGTTCCTACAGTAGCAATAACAACTGCTCCTGCTGGAGGTACTAATGCGACTGCTGTTGCTATAACAACATCTGCTAATGGTGTTTATTCAGTTAAGGAAATATTATTAACAAATCCAGGTGCTGGATATACTGTAACACCAACAGTTACAATAGTAAGTGCTGGATCAACTGTATTAGGTATAGGATCAACATCTTATGGTGTTGGTGCTGCTGCTACTGCTAATTTAGTAACTAATGGTTCTGGTATAGGTACGGTAAGTATTGGAAATAGTGGTAGTGGATATCCAATAAATCCAACTTTAATATTCAATTATGCTGGAGTAGGAAATACTGCTACAGGTAGAGCTATTATAAATTCTGCTGGATTTGTGACTTCAATTCTTATTTCAGATGCTGGTACTGGATATCCTTCTGGATTCACAGGTAATATAGGAACTGTAACACCACCACCAATAATATCTGGTACTGGAACATATAAGTTTAATGAAATTGTAACTGGATCTGTTTCTAATGCTACAGGTAGAGTTAAGACTTGGGATGTTACTACAAATACACTTAAACTTGGAACAACTAATGGAACATTTGTTTCAGGTGATATTGCTATAGGATCAACTTCTGATGCTAGATATAGTGTTGATTATATAGAGTCAGCAGAATATGCTGATAAATATGATAAAAGTGATGAAATAGAAACAGAATCAGATTCTATTCTTGATTTCACAGAGAAAAATCCATTTGGACAAGCATAATGTTAGGAACTTATTACTATCACGAAATTGTTAGAAAATCTATTGTAGCCTTTGGTACTTTATTCAACCAAATTTACATTAGACATGATGATGCGACTGGAAATACTTATAGTGAAATGAAAGTTCCACTAGCATATGGACCATCACAAAAGTTTTTGGCAAGGTTAGAGCAACAAGCAGATTTAAATAAACCAACTCAAATAACATTACCAAGAATGTCTTTTGAGATGAATAATATTAGTTATGATTCTACCAGAAAGGTTGGTGTAACACAAACTTTTAAAGCATCTGATGGTACAAATTTGAAGAAAGTTTTTATGCCAGTACCATATAATATTGGATTTGAATTAAATATTTTAACCAAAATGAATGATGATGCCTTACAAATTATTGAGCAGATACTTCCATATTTTCAACCATCATTTAATTTAACAGTAGATTTAGTAAAATCTATAGGAGAGAAAAGAGATATACCAATTGTTTTGGATAACATAGCTTTTCAAGACGATTATGAAGGTGATTTTTCTACTAGGAGAGCATTAATTTATACATTAACATTCACTGCTAAAACATACTTGTTTGGTCCTGTTGCTGAGTCCTCAGAAGGTCTTATTAAGAAAGTTCAGGTCGATTACTATGCTGATACTGATACTAAGAAGTCTAAACGTGAAGTAAGATATACAGTCACACCAGATCCTGTTAGTGCTGGACCTGATGATGATTTTGGATTTAGTGAGACTACATCATTCTTCTCAGATGGTAAATCATATAGCCCAACTCAGAAAAAGGACATTTAAATTATGAATAATTATGATTCTATTGACGAGGCACTTAATACTAGTAGTAGTATAGAAGTAAGTAATACACCAGAAGGTGGTTGTATTAGAAGAAAAGATGATATTAAAAATATTACAGATGATGTTGATAAAGATTATGAATATACTCGTGCTAATTTATATTCTTTAATTGAAAAGGGACAAGAATCTCTCAATGGTATAATGGAACTTGCTGGTGAAAGTGCAAGTCCAAGAGCATATGAAGTAGCGGGACAAATTATTAAGTCTGTTGCTGATACAACAGATAAATTAATGGAACTTCAGAAAAAAGTTAAGGAAATTGATGAAGATAAAGGAAAGACTACACAAGTTACTAATAATGCTTTATTTGTTGGGTCAACTTCAGATTTATCTAAAATGTTGAAACAACAATTTTTAGACAATAACTCTAATGTAAAGAATAATAAATAAAAATGAAGAAATGTAAACCAGGCTACTATTATTGTCATCAAGACAAAAAATGTAAGAAGATACCATTAGGATATCGTGTAGCTTTGGGTGGATGGCTTCGAAAAGAAAAAGATGATGATGAGGAAAAAAAGAAAAAAAATGGAAATAATAAAAATGGCAAGTCTAATGGTAATGGGAACGGGAATGGTAACGGCAATGCTCATGGTAATGATGGCGTTCATGATGGAGGATTAAGTGAATCAAATTGGAGAAAAGAATTATTTTATAAAAACTCCGATTGGAGAAAAGATTTAAATTATTTGAGGTGAAATTATTATGCCTGATAATGATGTTTACTTAGGTAATCCCAATTTAAAAAAAGCAAATACTCAGATAGAATTTACGGAAGAT